AGAACTTTCTTCATGAGAAGTGGTTTCTACTAAAACATATCGGCCATCTCCCTTTGTTAGTGACAAACTGGAATAATTTCCACCTGTTTTAATATTGTGATTGCCTGATGTGAATGATTCAGCTGAGTCTTTAGGAAGAGCATTTTTCGCCAAATTCACCGTTTCCATCAAACCAAGGTTTTTCACAAAAGCATTTTTATCTGGGATATCTGCGCCATTTTGGTTTTTTGCCAATTTACTATTAGCATTATCATAAGCTGCTTTTACTGCTTTGGGGGTTGCTGCTGTAGTTTCATCACTACTGTTAATGGCACTATTAAGTTTTGTAAAACCTTTCTCTGTCAGCGTGGCATCTGGATGATTGCGGCTTTTTTCATGTTTCTGAATAGAGCTATCTACATAATCACGAGTTGCCAGAACGACAGAGGGATCGATTTTCAGCGTTACCGAATCCGTATTGCTAACAATCAAGATCATTCTGATAGTTTGTGTTCTGCCCGAACCTTCCTGTAATTGTGGTTTATAGGTTTCCGGGCAGTTTGCTACTGCAATCAAGTTACCTTCACTGTCAAACAGACCAATTTCACGCATCCACCAACCACCCTCACTTTCAGGGATAATTTGTTCGGCAATAATTTGGTTGGTGTTTACCGGGTCAACGCCTAATGTATTAATTGCAGCACGACGCTTTTCATTAACTAATTTTGTCTGATTGACGTCAGGATCTGGTAATTTACCGCCACCGTCACCAACAGCCATGTGAGTAATATCGACTTTTGTCCCCAAAGCAGCGGCGTTCGCCAGTTTCGCCGCTCCCAGGTTGGTTAAAATTGCAAAGTATTTCATGGTGAAACCCTCAATGTATCTGTCTCGATCAAATGAATTGCAGCCCCTAAGGGAGCATTGTCGCTAGTTGTGATGACGTCAGGGAGATATTGGTAAACAGTGAGGTCATCTCCACTATAACTCGTCGCAGCGCAATAAAATTCGCCTTTAACATCCAGATTGATTGACAAACCTATCAAATGACGACTTACAGGCTTGGCATCAGAAATTAGCCGTTCCAGCTCTAAAAAAGTTTCTTCGGTGATCCCGTTTTCCTGTACCCCTATCGCTAACCGGAATGTGCCCGGTGTTTCGTTGTTCAGCCACCATTCCTTTATTTGAATGAGATAGCCAAGCGGTTCTACTACACGACGGACGGCACCAATGGTTCCCTTATGTTTGTGCAGAAACAGCGAGTTTTTTATCACGTCACGCTTAGTGCTTACCGACCACTTTTCGTCCCAGCGATCAACCGACCACGCCCACGCCAGATAGGGTAATAACTCCTCAGGGCAAGTATCAGGATTCCAGAGTTGGCGAAGTGGTACTGGAATATTCTGCAATTGCGAACACGCCTTAGCAGCAGCCAACTCCAAAACCGTAGAACCTGTTGGTAACAGGCGGTCATTCATCAGAACCTCCCACTATCAAACCTGGATTTGGTTTGGAACAATCAGCAGTTTGTGTTTTCCCTATTTCCAGTTTTGCGCCAGTACAATAAGGAGCTTGATCTTTACACAGAGTTATGTCTTTAGTTGGAGCTCTCAGCTCTACCTGCTGTACTCCTGCGACATGCAACGCAGCATAAATGGCAGATAACCGAATATCTCTCCCCAATTTATGTTGATCTAGCACGTACTTATCCATATTTTGTTGAGCCAATTTACGGATAGGTTCAGATTCAGGTGTCGGGTAGAGATAAAGCACAGCATCAATTTGATATTCCACTATGTTAGCTGACTGCACTTTTACCCGATCGGCAACTGGTCTGACGTTTTCGTCATTAAGTGCCGCAATCACTTTATCCAGTAACTCTTGTGAAGCTACACCTTTGTGCTCTTTATCTTCTTCGTCTTGTTTATCTTTTTCCCATTTCCATTTCCGCGACAAAATAGTCACAGTCACATTGGCTGGTGATGGGCTAATGACGGAAACATCTGAAACAGTTTGATATTCACCTTTGTATTCATTTCTATTAGCATGAATACTTTCATTAACCTTAAGAGCATGATATTCATACGCACCTATTGGCCCTGCAACACTTAACCCTTCGAAGGCTCTTTGGATGCGATCACGGAAGGTACTATCAGGCTCCATAACTGCCCGGGTAACGTTATAGTTCGCTCCTAGCTGGTCTAAATCTCTATTGGTTGCATAGGCCAACATTACTGCACGAGCAGCTTCATTAACCCGCTGGCGCAATATCAATTCCCGGTACGCGTTTTCCTCAAGTAACTTAACCAGAGGTTCGGATTCCAATTCCAATGTTCGAGTAATAGCATCCCGTTGTTCTTCAGGATAAAGGGATATTAATTTGGCTTTACGTTCAGCCAACAGGCTTTCATAATCCAGTGGCTCAACTACATCAGGTGGCGGCAACTGGCTTAGATCAATGGTCGGCATTGTTTTACCTCACAGGGATAGATAGAGAAAACCCCCCAGGGGACAGCTGATAATGACCAGATATATCTACTGTCATTTTGCCGTCTTGTTGGGTATTTATGGTGATAGCTGTCAGATTAATTCGCGGTTCCCAGCGGCTAATAGCGGTATAGGTGGCTGCCATAATTTGCAGGCGTAGAGCCGCGTTCTGTGGCCAGTCAATTAATTCGGGTAACAGAGAGCCATAAGTGCGCCGTTCCAAACGACTACCAACAGGGGTTAGTAAGATGTCGCTGACAGACTGGCGTACATGATCCAGATCCGTCAGGCTACGACCAGTTTGTCGATTCATTCCAAGGTACATCATTATACTGGACCTCCTGTTGTCGCACCGCCTGCCATGACGCCGGTGTGCTGGTGCGAATGTAGGGTTACGCCGTTAGAACTGAGTTTTCCACCTGTGTTTTCAACATCACCTTCCAGCTTAGTTTTTCCTTTTACAGCAAATTCTGGTGTTTGCAGTGTGATGCCTTTGGCTGCCCCAGCTTTTACCTCCAATGCATTTATCCCGACTTGTAGTGTTTTCATATCGATTTTGTTGACTGAAGTCAGTTCGATAGAGTTGATTGCCTCAAGTTTGATTGAATTAAGTGCTTTGAGTGAGATATTTGTTGCTTCAAGTGTTATGGAATCTGAAGCCTGCACTACAGCAGTCTTAATACCTGTTACCTTTAAGGCACTAAATGCTGGCTCATACTCCATTATTGCTCCATCAGGAAAGACAATATGGACAGCTTCCGCAGAAGCAGGCAACGCTGATGGAAATTGATCAGCAAAAGCAGTATCAACAGTTTTTCCAGAAACAGCCAATGGCTCCGGAAATTGATTAGAATAAACAGCTGGCAATACAAAGGAGGTGGTCAATTCACCGCCAACAGATAACAGCAAAACTTGTTCACCACGGCTGGGAGCCCACCAAGTACGGGATTTGCCTGCCCGCATTGTCAACCAAGGCCGCCAGTCAGTTTCGAGATTGCCTGTTGCAATCCGGCACACTCCCCGGGTGGTATCTACCTCGGTAACAACACCAGTTCTGATCAGGTTACGCAATAAGCGCAAAAGTTCTGTTAGTTGTGTATCCATGTTTGGAAAAATGCCATTTGGTGGTTGTGGATTTATGTATGAAAGAATGCCAGCAATGGCAGTTGCCAACATCAAAGAGGAATTGTAAGAAAGACAAAACAAGTTTTTTGAAAAGAGAAAATGTAACAACATAAATTAAAAAGCCCTTCCCATAATCGAGAAGGGCCTTTATGTAATCTGTGCTATTTTGACTCTAATAGTTCAAAAAATTCAAATTTGCGTGGCTTGACTATATATTAAGTATAACGTTCGAGTTCAACTGTTTATTTATCTAGCCAGAAGAATAGATAAGTTTAATTTCCTGATATAGAGTGATAATTCTGTTTAAAAAACATAAACTTAGTATGGATATATTTAATCCCATAGTTGCAAAATAGGTTTCGTTGTAGCTGTCATAATTTCCGGCATCTCAACTTCTGTGCCATGTGGCAGGATTACACCGTATTCAGCCAAACCTGGGTTAACTAACAGTACCTGTTCTGTCATGCTTTGAGTCCGACCATAATGACGCCAGCATAAAGCATCAACAGTATCATTCTGCTGTGCAATTATTTTCATTAGGTATACCCTCTCTAATTTAGTCAATATTGTTAAGTTAAAGTGTTATGGTGCGCTGAATAGTGGGAGAGAACCAGTGAAACAATATTGTTAAGGAAACAGTACAAATGAGAAGCAAGAAGCCACTTTTCAGTGGCTAATTTAATAATTAATCATATTTTCCAAAATTTGCTGAATTCATAGGGAAAATCTATTTTTCAGCTCATTTTCCAATGCAATCATAATCAACTTAGAAACTTTAGATTATTTATCATACAGAATTTCCACATTTATCTACCGTATTTATTCTTCAAGCGTTTCGTGGTAGTTAATAAGTTGTTTTGCAAGTGGTGTCGACAACTCAGCAATCCAAACCAAAGCAAGTTCTTTATCCTCAGCATGATTACATTCACAGCTCGTTGCCATTCTAGCTATAAAATTAATACGTTGCGCTATTACTGATTCCATAAGAAAGTCCACTGACAAACTTACCTCCGCATAACATAACTGTATATAAGAACAGTACACTTTGATTAGAAAAATTTAAAGTGGTTTTTTATCTTTTTTGGGAACTATATTTGATAGTGTTAATATATTAATTATTGTTTTTACTGAAATAATTAATGATTAAAAAGGTTTCTTTTCGATCACAATTCGTTGTAATTAATAAATTTTTCTTATTTTATTGCTTAGAAGATTTCTTCTTTTTATTTAGATGATATAGTTTCACAAAGTATATAGATTGAAATTTATATGCCTATGATGCAATATCCCTTATCGGATCTAATGAATTTATTTGGGATCACTATAGCTCTTAATCAGAGGGCTTTGTGGAGACGGCAAACTCACTAAACTGTACTTTCAATGAAAAAAAACATAACTGAGATAAAAATGGGTGCAGATAGTGGAGGAAAACAAGCTATCGAACGCCTTGTTAGTGCATATGGGTTTAAATCACGTCAAGCATTGAGCGACCATTTAGGCGTGTCTAAAAGTACAATGGCGAACCGTTATTTAAGGGACAGCTTTCCAGCAGACTGGGTTATCCAGTGCAACCTTGAAACCAATGCTTCATTGTTATGGCTAAGCACAGGACAAGGAGAAATGTTCCCTGACGGAGAAAAAAAAAAGGGAATCTTTAAAAAACATTATTACTCCGACAATACAGCGCGTTAAATTGGTTGGTGGAAAGTTGAACGCTGATAACCCTGTGACTTTAGATACTCAACTTATTGCCAGAGAAATAAGAAAACCTCTCATTGTAGATAATAATAACACCTGGTATTTGTTGGATACAGAAGAACCTGATGTTCAGGATGGTTTATGGTTAATTGATATTGAAGGGATGCATAGTATTAAAAAGATCACAAAAATCCCAGTTAGTAAAATCCGGGTTTGTGATAACGACGTAATTTTTGACTGTGCAATTAATGAAATTAATTTTATTGGTCGCGTTTACCTAGTGATTTCCAGGTACTGACACACTTTTCAATTGTAAGTAAATTAATTTACTTAGATGTGTAAATCCTACATTGATGGTAATTCGTTACCCAAAAACTTCCAGATATAGTGGATTTCATACACAATAAGTTCTCTTGCCAGTAATAGCTAATTGTTAACTTATTCCGTTGTTCCTTTATAGTATGTATAGTGCGGCGGAAGTTTTTTGCATAGATAAATAAACTTGATATATTTTGCATAAATTAAGAACCAATTACTTGGATATTACGAATACAAAATTAAACGTTTAACTAGCCGCACTGCAAATATTAATTTGATCGACAATTTTCTTTATTTACTGGAAAATATTTATATATTGTAGATAACGATGTGTTGTAAATTAATGATAACTGTTTCCGTGTGTGGCCTTTTGCTAACAATCTTGCTGCTTGTTGTTGTTCAACGAATGAAAGTGACACTGGCCTGCCACCAATTCTCCCTTGGGCACGAGCTGCTATTAATCCTGCATTTGTTCTTTCAACGATTAATTCCCGTTCCATTTCAGCCAGTGCACTCATAACATGAAAGAAAAATCTCCCCATAGAAGTGCTGGTATCAATGCTATCAGTCAAGCTTTGAAAATGAATACCACGTTCACTTAAATCAGAAATTAAAGTTACCATATTTTTTACGCTACGCCCCAATCTATCCAGTTTCCAAACAACTAGAGTGTCACCTTTTTTAAGTTGTTTTAAAGCTCGCTTTAAACCTGGTCTGTTGGATGTTTTTCCGCTAATTTTATCCTCAAAAATTTGCTCACAATTTATACTTATCAATGCGTTTCGTTGTAAATCACTGTTTTGGTCATTTGTTGACACCCTAACATAGCCAATCTTTGCCATATGTAACCCTACCTAATACCAATATGAGACTATTATTATAGAAACTATCACGGATTAGCGAGTTTTTAAAAACCTTGGTTTGATGGAAACGGTGAATTTGGCGAAAAATGCTCTTCCTAAAGACTCAGCTGAATCATTCACATCAGGCAATCACAATATTAAAACAGGTGGAAATTATTCCAGTTTGTCACTAACAAAGGGAGATGGCCGATATGTTTTAGTAGAAACCACTTCTCATGAAGAAAGTTCTTTTTGTGCAATAGGATATCGTGAGCCCGACTCCTCAAATATAAATGTTGTTCACTTCCCTAGAAAGAACGGCTATGTTGCAATAGCGAATGAGCACTATTCTAAATCAGAGTCTGACAGTCGATTTATTCAGTTAAATACCAATACAAAAACATCAGGTTATATATTAGCTAAAACCGCAAACTATTATGATGATCCTAATTCACGTCATTTGGGGCGTTCGGGATTTTTGAGGCCCAATGGAATTGATAATCTGGGGGCATTAGCAATTCATATCGCTCATCCTGACGTTGATAGCTCTCAGCACGCTCGCGGGCTTTCTTTCGGGTATGGGGGTTATTCAGAAGCATTCAGTATTTCTACTTACGCTTTTGATGAAAGTGGTAACTTCAGGGGAAAACGTAAGATATTAACAGAGGACGATATTCTTGTTGGTATTCCGCTACCGTGGTCTAAGTCAACTGCACCAGCAGGTTATCTTATTTGTAGTGGTCAGCAGTTTGACAAATCTGTATACCCTAAATTAGGGGAAGCATATCCCTCTGGTACACTCCCTGATTTACGTGGTGAGTTTATTCGAGGTTGGGATAATGGGAGAAGTATTGATTCTGGGCGGGAGATATTATCTCATCAGAATTCAACAAAGTTACCTAATCTTTACACCCATGCAACCTCTGAAAATATAGGACTACTGGTATCTCCTCCTATTAATCGTTTTTCAAATAATTATCCATCAGAAATTATGGCTAGTGATTTTGAGGAAATAGAACTCGGGAGCGGACAATATTTTTCGACCCCATTAAATCCTACTGGTACAGTTTCATTATCTACATTTAGAGTACGTCCCCGTAATATCGCATTTAACTACATAGTGAGAGCAGCGTAATGACAACACAGAAACAAAAATATTCCCTAGAACCAGAAACTGCAATATTGGGAAATAACGGATTAGCAACCAAGGCTGGCTGGTTGATAATCTACCATGCAGAACCTTATTCCAGAGAATTTATTGGTGCCAGACCAGAATATTTAATGGAAGGAGTGGGACTTCCTGCCAATTCTTATCCAGATGCCCCAAAACTTCCAGATTCTGATAGTATGGCTGTTTGCCGCAGCGAAGATAAAAGTTGTTGGCAAATTGTACCTGATTACCGAGGAAAAATAGTTTATAACACGCAAACCTTAGCACAATATGAAATTACTTCGTTAGGTGAACTACCAGAATATCTGACATTCAAACAACCTGTCACTGATTTTGATAAATGGGATGGTAAACAGTGGGTAACTGACAAATATGCTATAAAGGATAGCCAGATTAAACAGGCAGATCAGCAGCGGGTAGCACTATTACGACAAGCGAATGAAAAAATTACATTATTACAACATGCTGTAGATATTAAATTGGCCTCAGAAAAAGAAAAGTTATTGTTGTTAGATTGGAAGAAGTATTTAGTATTACTGAGTCGTGTTGACATTTCATCAGCGCCAGATAATATTAATTGGCCTGAAAAACCAGAATAAATAATAACGGCCTGTTTTTCAGGCCGTAGATTTAAGGCTTATAAACTAATTTGCAAGTATTTATTATTTCTGAAACAATTTTTTACATTAAATTCATTAATGGCTTTTTCAGAAAACGTTTTTAATTATTGAAATAAGGAACTTACAATTAATTTAAGAACAATATGTATTTACATATTGTTGTAATTAAACCAGTAGTACTCAATGTCTCTTGGTAGTTCACAAAAATCACTAATAATGACAATAAAATCATAAACAATCATTTTTCTGCAATAATAATTGATGACCATACAATCAGCGATATTATTTAGAGTATAGAATGGAAAAATTTAAATTATATAAATAGCCAACTCAACATATCTGGCTATTTATATATGGGAATATTAAATTAACAAATTATCACCATGAAAATGATTCGTTTTATTCTGGTTGCTCTGGCCATTCAATATCTTGTGCCGTGGTATTCATTCGATTTAACGCGACGCGATATTTTTTCCACTCCATCAACATTGTTATTTCGTTATCAGTAGCAATGCCTAAATCAATAGCATCTTGTAATGGTGCCATTTTAATTGTCGCTTGTTCCAATAAATAATATTGTTGGCGGTGATAGGCTTTATTTTTCTGTTCGATAATGGCCTTCTGATATAATGATTGAGCCTCTTGAGCACTGAACCCCATAGAGATTAATTGATGGGGTTCAGCTGGCACATTAACATATTCATAGCCATTTTTATCTATTAACTTATTTAATGTTATCATATATCCTCATTATGGTTTCTTTTGATAACGTGAATCATATTCTAGAGAATAAGGTGTTGTATTATCATTATATTCTTCGCCTAATAATGGATCGTTAATAGCTAACGATTTCACCATCCACTTCATTTCACGCTTAAGATCTGCATTTGACCACTGATATATTTCAACCTCTCCTTCTTCACGTGAATAATGAATTGGTTGGAAATTACTGGTCGTAAAATAGGTTAAACCACCACGTAAATAACAACCACTATAAACGTAACAATCTACAACATCACCAGATTTAACATCACCATAGATAGGATATTTACCATCAACGGGTCTAGCGATGCTTATCATGGCGTAGCGGATCGCTTTTATTGTTTTACGATAGGTTTGATTTATGCGTTTAATATTTAAATATTGTGCATCACCACCCCACCGATGCTCTCCCCCCTCTATTTGTGCAAGTAATCCAGCAACATGTGTCACACCTTCACCGAATGGTTTTTTTTCTGCATCATATGGATAGGGCCTATGAAGAGTTAACCAAGAATTCGCTCCAACATTAGGTGGGAAATCCCACCAAACCGGATAATAGCGGTCAGTACTTAGGCCAGTAAGATCAATCGTAGTGGTGTAGCGTGGTTCACTCAGAATATCCGACATAGTGGGTTTATTTAGCGTATTATATTCTTGGGCCCAAGGTGTCCAGGATAAATTGTGATATTGGCTGCGTGTATATATTCGACTACTGTTATAAACAAAATAACGCTGAATGATCCCAGCAGCCTGTAAAACGACAAGTGAACCAGCAAGCGATTCAGGGTAGTTAGCACCATTTTGGGCATAAATATTGTAATCTTGGTAATAAATCCCTGGCATTTTGTAGTTATCCAAATTTGCCTTATCACCCAAATAAACTGCCTGCCCATGAAAAATATCCTGAGACGTAATATTGATATCTTCAGTCAGAACTTTGCCATTCACTTTTCGGCTATTCGGTACTGCTCCCTGAGCCAAATTCAC